CTTCGCAAGAACAACCGCGAAAAAGATAAAGAGTTACGGGAACTGCGCCGCCAGCTTGAGCAGGTTCAATCCAGGCCAGCAGAGCAGCAACCACAGCAGCAAACAGACGTTATTCCTCCGAAGCCGACTCTTGAGTCGTGTGATTACGATGAACAAGCGTTTGAGACAGCACTGACTGACTGGCATGAGAAGAAGGGCCGTGCCGAGCAGAGCAAGCAGCAGCAAGAACGTCAGCAGCAGGAATATCAGCAGCGTTTCCAGCAACGGGTTGAAGCCCATAAGCAGCGCGCCGCCAAGCTCCCGGTGAAAGATTACCAGGAGATGGAGGAAATTGTGCGTGCCGAGGTGCCAAACCTGCACAAGGAAATCCTGATCCACTGCGCTGATGAAGGCTCAGAGCTTATCGCCTACGGGCTGGGCAAGAGCCAGCAACTACGCCAGCGTGTAGCCGCTGAGACAGACCCAATTCGCGCAGCATTCCTCTTAGGCCAGATTAGCAAGCAAGTGAGCCTTGCACCGAAGCCTAAGAAAGCCATCAAACCAGAGCCGGAAGTTCGCGGTGGCGGCGCTGATGCGCAACAAGACGGCTTCAACAAATTCTGCCCCGGCGCAATCATCGAATAGGAAAAGCTAAATGGCTACTACCAACAAACTCGACAGCAACGTCAGCCAAATCGTCCTCAAAAAATTCCTGCCTGGCTTCATGTCTGATCTGGTGCTGGCAAAAACCGTAGACCGTCAGTTGCTGGCAGGGGAGATCAACTCCAGCACCGGCGACAGCGTAAGCTTCAAGCGTCCGCACCAGTTCTCATCCCTGCGCACCCCGACAGGTGACATCTCCGGCCAGACGAAGAACAACATCGTATCTGGTAAGGCTACTGGTCGTGTCGGCAACTACATCACCGTGGCGGTGGAATACACCCAACTGGAAGAGGCGATTAAGCTGAATCAGCTGGATGAGATTCTGGCGCCGGTTCGTCAGCGTATCGTCACTGATCTGGAAACCGAACTCGCTCAGTTCATGATGCGTAACGGCGCACTGTCTCTGGGTAGCCCTAACACCCCGATCAACAAATGGTCTGATGTAGCTCAAACTGCTTCATTCCTGAAAGACCTGGGCGTTAAAGAGGGCGAAAACTACGCAGTCATGGACCCATGGTCAGCGCAGCGCCTGGCAGATGCTCAGTCTGGTCTGCACGCTTCCGATCAGCTTGTTCGTACTGCATGGGAACAGGCGCAGATCGCCTCTAACTTCGGCGGAATCCGCGCGTTGATGTCAAACGGCCTGGCGTCTCGCACTCAGGGCGCTTTCGGCGGTACGTTGACTGTGTCCACCACGCCAACCGTGACCTATGACGCGGTGAAAGACACCTATCAGTTCAGCTTAACCCTGGCTGGCGCAACAGCCTCTGTCACTGGCTTCCTGAAAGCTGGCGATCAGATTAAGTTCACAAGCACCTACTGGCTGCAGCAGCAGTCAAAACAGGTTCTGTATAACGGCTCTACGCCGATCAGCTTCACCGCGACCGTACTGGCTGATGCCAACTCTACCGCAGGCGGTGCTGTGACCGTAACGTTGTCAGGTGTACCGATTTACGACGCAGCGCCTCAGCAGCAGTACAACGCGGTAAACCGTGCGGTAACCTCCGGCGACGCTGTGACCGTGATTGGCACCGCAGGCCAGACCATGAAGCCGAACCTGTTCTACAACAAATATTTTGTTGGTCTCGGCACGGTTCCACTGCCGAAGCTGAACAGCATCGACTCCGCCGTCGCAACTTACGAAGGCTTCTCCATCCGCGTGCACAAGTACGCTGACGGCGACGCCAACGTTCAGAAAATGCGTTTCGACCTGCTGCCAGCGTATGTATGCTACAACCCGCACATGGGCGGCCAGTTCTTCGGTAATCCGTAATCAAAGGGGCTTCGGCCCCTTTCTTTTTTGAGGTGACGATATGGATCGTATGAGCGTATTCCTCCCAGCCGATAACGAAGCCGGGCATGTGCAGGCCGTTATTGCAGAGAAAGACTTCCCGATTTACGAAAAGCTCGGCTTTGTCGCATCCGTTGATGATCTGAAGCCAGCCACCAAGCGCGGACGTAAGGCGGCAGAAAATGGCGATGACACTGACAAAGGGTGAGATCGTACTGTTTGCCCTGCGCAAGTTCGCAGTGGCGTCTAATGCAACACTTACCGATGTTGAGCCGCCATCAATGGAGGATGGCGTCAACGACCTGGAAGACATGGCCGAAGAATGGCTGATTAACCCGGGTGACATTGGCTATCAGTTCTCAGCAGAGGATGAGGCCCCATTGCCTGATGATGAGGCTGGGATCCCCCGGAAATACAAACACGCTGTCGGCTATCAACTTCTGTTGCGCATGATGTCCGACTACAGCCTTGAGCCATCTCCGCAAATCCTCACCAACGCACAGCGTTCATACGACGCACTCCTGACAGATACTCTCGTCGTGCCTTCAATGCGGCGCCGCGGCGATATGCCAGTTGGACAGGGCAATAAATATGACGTGTTGACTGCTGATCGTTACTACCGTGGCGACCTTCCACCCATTGACGGCGACGTGCCAAATCCGTAGGTGAGCAAATGCCGATACAGCAATTACCCCTGATGAAGGGTGTCGGCAAGGACTACCGAAACGCCGACTACATCGACTATCTGCCGGTCAATCTTCTGGCGACGCCGAAGGAGGTGCTCAACGCATCGGGATATTTGCGCTCGTTTCCGGGCATAGCGAAGCGATCTGATGTTGCGGGTGCATCTCGTGGGGCGCAGTTCAACACCTCTCAGAACGCCGTATATCGCGTTATGGGGGGTAAGCTCTACAAGGGTGATTCGGCTGTAGGTGATGTTGCTGGTTCGGCCCGGGTCTCGATGGCTCATGGCAGGACGTCGCAGGCTGTATGCGTTGGTGGTCAGGTGGTCGAGTATCGCTATGATGGTACGACAAAGACCGTCGCCAACTGGCCGGTGAGCAGCGGATTCACGCAGTACGAACTCGGATCAGCGCGCGACATCACCCGTTTACGTGGGCGTTATGCCTGGGCGAAGGATAACTCTGATTCGTGGTTTATTTCTGACCTCGAAGATGAATCTCATCCAGACCGTTACGCCGCTGAGTACCGGGCAGAGTCACAGCCAGATGGGATTATCGGCATCGGCACCTGGCGCGACTTCATCGTGTGCTTTGGTGCGACGACGATCGAGTATTTCACGCTGACCGGTGCGACGACTCAGGGCGCTGCGCTGTACGTGGTGAACTCGGCCTATGCGGTGCAGAAGGGAATCGCCGGAACGTTCTGCAAAACGCCGTACATGGACGCCTATGCCATCATCAGCAACCCTGCATCAGGAGCGCCGTCGGTATACCTGATTGACTCAGGCCGGGCGACTGGCATTGCCACTGCCAGCATCGAGAAGATTATCCGATCGTACACTGCCAGCGAGCTTGCAACAGCCGTCATGGAGACGCTTAGGTTCGATGCGCATGAGCTTCTGCTGATCCATCTCCCGGGTCAGGTGCTGGTATATGACGCATCAGCAAGCCAGAACGGGCCGCAGTGGTCTGTGCTGAAAACTGGTCTCGGCGATGATGTCTACCGGGCTATCGATTTCATGTACGAAGGTAACTCCATCACCTGCGGCGACAAGTCGGCAGCGGTGAAGGGTGCGCTGCAGTTCGATATCTCCAGTCAGTACGGGAATCAGCAGGAGCACCTGCTTTTCACGCCGTTGATTAAGGCAGATAGCGCCAGATTGTTCGATTTTGAATTAGAGTCGTCAACTGGCGTGGCACAGTACGCTGACCGGCTGTTTCTGTCAGCAACTGCCGATGGCATCAACTTTGGCCGGGAGCAGATGATTGAGCAGAACGCGCCGTTTGTTTAGGACAAGCGGGTTATCTGGAAGCGTGTGGGTAGGGTGCGCAAAAACATCGCATTCAAGATCCGCGTCATCACCAAATCACCGGTAACGCTGTCCGGGTGCCAGGTGAGGATTGAGTAATGGCAAATAACGCACTCAATACTCCAGTGATACTGCGTGCTACCAGCCTGGTTGCTTCGTCTCTCCCGGCTGGTTCCAGTCCTGCATATCAGCAATACATCCTGTCTCAGGTACTGGACTTCACAAACGTAGCCAACAAGGCTAACGAGGCTGGCGACGGTGCCTACGACGCTCAGGTGAGGAATGACGCGCAGGATGTGCAACTCCTCGACCATGAGATTCGCCTGGGGAACGCTGAGGCCCAGCTTCAGAACCACGAAACGCGAATCACATCGGCAGAGGCGGCTATTGTCTCACTGGATGGGCGGGTTACCGCGGCTGAAAGTGATATAGATTTCCTCACCAGTGAGCTGATTGCGCTGCAGGGCGACGTTGCCACGCTGCAGACAGACGTGAGCGGGCTGCAAACTGACGTCGCCGACCACGAAACCCGAATAGATACCCTGGAAGGTGCAGTCACTCGCCACAAATCAGAAGTCATCTATACCGGGATATCGCTGGTCATCCCGACCGCCGGCGCAAACCTCGTCACGCTGCTCAAGGCTCTAACGCCTACATCCGGCACGCTAGCACCGTTCTTCGATACCACCGCCGATAAGATGGTTGTGCGTAACGAGAACAAAACGCTCAATTTCAAGCTGTCTCTCATCGGCAGTTACCCGGGCGGCACCACAAACCGCTCCATTCAGCTGACGTTTTCCGGCTCGGTGCCTGACACGCTGGTTGCAAGCCGAAACGTAGCAACAGTAACGGATAACGTCCTGCTGGCGACATTCTTCAGCGTGGATCAGGGCGGCTTCCTTGCCACTAACGGTAGCACCTTAACCATCCAGGCTAACGGCGCGGCATTCACCGCAACGACCATCAAAATCATCGCGGAACAGTAATGGAAATAAAGCTCATCGATAACCCGGTGAAGCTTGCAGAATTCCTCAACAACCCGGCAAACACAGGTAATATCGTAGACAGCGGAGACACATACCTCATCAAGCCTGATGCGGTTTATCTCGGCATCTATGAGGGACTAACGCTGGTCGGCGTACATGAAGTGCGCAACTTCTGGCACAGCGTTGTTGAGTGTCACGCAATTTACGATCCCGGCTTCCGTGGTGAGTATGCGCTGAACGGTCACCGGTTATTCTGCAAATGGCTTCTCGAAAATTCCTCCTTCCTGAACAGCATCACGATGGTTCCCGACACCACAAAGTACGGCCGCGCGATTATCCGACTTCTCGGTGCAACGCGCGTGGGACATCTCGGCGATGCCTATATCAGCAACGGCAAGCCGGTCGGGGTCACCCTCTATCAGTTACCACGCTCAAAATACGAGGAGCTAACCAATGCTAATCCATCAGATCGCCAATAAGCACCTCGGCAGAGTTGTGTACTCCAAAGGTGGCGGAGGTGGCAGCGATGCAGGTGTAAAAGCGCAGGCCAAGGCCACACAACAGGGAATCGACCTGCAGCGGCAGATGTGGCAGACGAACATGCAAAACCTTGCGCCGTTCACTCCTCTGGCTAAACAGTACATCCAGCAGTTGCAGGGTCTGTCGACGCTTCAGGGGCAGAACTCAGCGCTGAATGGTTATTACAACTCTGACCAATACAAAGGCCTGGCTGACCAGATGCGTTATCAGGCTCTCAATGCCGCCGAAGCCACAGGCGGTCTCGGGTCTACCGCGACGACAAACTCGCTGGAAACAATAAACCCTCAACTCC